CCACGGTAGGGCACGTACAAATCGGATTTCAATGCGTCCGTATTCCTCCACCTGGTTTTCGGCAAAATAATTCAGTTTGTCCGGAAAGAAACGTTTTTGCGATTTATATGTACCGCCGAGGTCGTACCATGTCACTTCCATCTCCAGCGGGAATGTTTCCGAAAAATGAAAAGTCAGCCCGATAGAGGTATGATTTTTGGTAAAATCTATTCTGATTACAGGCTGTTTTGTGAAAATTCCATCTGCGCCCGCTTGCACATCCGAAAAAAATGGGATGTCCGTCGGCGTGTCTGGCATTTCGCTAAGACTCCCATCCAACACGAAAAAATTATGTTCCAGTGTAGCGTATTTTGGTGGGCTGCCTTTTGACTTAAACAGCCCCATATCCCCAAAAGCAGCATTGCTCTCTGTGCTTTCTTTTGCATCAGGCAGAGCAGTCGTGTCATACAGATTGTATTCGACATAAAATTCTGTTTTCATCATGGTCTCCTTGCCGGTTCTTTCGCCGTAAACTTGCAGGTAAACCCTTTATAATCAGCGCTATCCTGTGTTATCTTCTCGTATTCATCAGAGACGCTGGATATATAAGCTGTGTATTCGTAATAACCAGGATCTGACGGCAGCGAAATAATATGGAATGGGACGGGCTCTGTAACCTTATCCCAGAAACGTTTATATACGCCATCCGGGAACGAGCTGCTCTTCCCGACCGACATTGTGTAGTTAAAATACACGCCTATCAATTCACGCTGGAGCTCTCCCGTTTCAACTCTTTCGGCGAATTTGTCGAGGAAATCCGCGTTTCTTTTTATGGACACGATGGGGATGTTAAAATACTCCCCATCTATGTATATGCCGCGTGTAAAAATCATCCTCCGATCACCTCCAGATCATATCCTTGCCTGCTTGCTTCCGATAAGAAATCCTGCAGTGTAGCTTGCGCCAGATCTACCCCGTTTACCTGCAAGACAATTTTCGCCGTTCTAAATCCGCCGCCGCTCTCTGCCATTACCTCCGATACAGCTTGTTTGATTGTGCCTATCGGCGCTTCGATGTTGGTCTGCCCTGCCCGCTGGTCGCCCAGAATCGCCAGGAACGGGTTGCCGCCACGGATTACCGAGCCAGATGCAAGCGCCGGGATATCCCGCAGGGTACGAGATGCAAAGCTTTCGTTTATGGCATACGGCTGCGTGGACATTGTTCGCGTATGCGATGATCCTCCACCAGTAAATATTCCGCCGAATATCTCCCCCACTTTTTCAAATCCACTTGCAAAAAAGTCTTTAACCGCCGAGATTGCAGCACGAATTTTATCTGTAAAATTCTGAATCAAATCAATAACCGGCTTGATAGTTTCTTCGACTTTGGATTTCACAGCTTCAAAAACTGTTTTTACACTCGTTTTGAAGTCATCAAATTTCTTGATAATCTCCGTCGATTTTTCCTTGACTTTGTTCATCTTTTCTTCAAATGTGCTTCTTACTTTTTCCCAAATCTCCACCGCTTTATCACGGATTTCTCCCCAGATTTCAAGGAAAAATTCTTTGATCGGTGTCCAAATTACCCCTGCAGTCTCTTTGATGGATTCCCAGGTTTCCGCGAAAAATAATTTGATATTTTCCCACACCGGCAATATATTTTCCAAAATTTCTGTCCAAAACTCATCCCACCATATCTTAAACTCGCTCCACTTTAACGAGGCATTTTCTGTGATTTCTGTAAATTTTTCGCCCAAGAATGTGCCAGCAGCTTCACAGAAATTAGAAAGGGATTCCATCATACCGTCAAATGCTTCAGATGCAATTTGAGCCATTTTTCTAGCTACTATAGTAATATTCCATGTTGACGGATCTGTTATTTTCCTCTGACGGGTCAAGTATTCTTCTGCCTTTGTCCCTAATTCCTCATAAGTCTTTCCAGCTTCATCACGAGCTTTTCGATTGTTTTCCTGCCATTTTGTAAACTCTTCATCATTTCCGCCAAGAGCTGCATATGCTGTATGAATCAAGCCGTTCAGTGTCTCTGAAATGATGTCGCCCACATCCTTCAAAAGCGTTGCCCAATCAATTCCTACCAAAAAGTCGCGGATTGCAATACCAACTTCATCCCATTCGATTTCTTCCAATCCCGCCTTTATCATTTCGAGAATAGATGTAGCTACTTTTGAAAACGCCTCGCCTGCCGCTTTCCAGTCAATATTTTTTACAGTTTTGGAAATCTGTTGACCTATATTGGCTCCAATAGCCTCCCAGTCTGCGGTTGAAAAAAATGTGTACACGGTATCGACAAACGTATTGACTAAATTAGATATTGTATTTGAAACATTGTCCCAGTTAAACCAATCTGTAAACGAATTGATCGCATCTGCCAGCCCTTTAGCTCCTGTCACAAAGGTGTCATAAATAACATCCCAATCAATGCTTTCAAAAAAACCATTCAAGGTATCTGCAATAAAAGCACCTATCGAATCCCAGTGAATTGTATGCACAAATTCATTCAAGAACTCAAATGCGGTGTTGATAGCCTGTGCAAGCGTTGTACCAATCGAGTATCCAAGACCTTCAACCTCAATAAATCCGTTGATAAAGGTTGCTATACTGTGAGCAATTCTCCGAGCAGATTCTTTGATATCATCCCACGGGATATTATCCAGAGCTTCTTTCAGCTTTTCCCCCAAGAACTTACCAAGCTCATAGAAGTCACTGTTTTCCCACATTTCTTTTAACCAATCGGCTATTTTCAACCATTTATTATCTATTGGTACTTCTTCAAATCCTCCATCAGCACCCGCACCTCCACCGCCGCCGGAATTGTCCTGCTTTTGCAGCACATCCAGGTCATCAAATTTTGCCAAAGCTCCGGCCGCCTTTTTTGCCGCCTCTGCTGTTCCATTCAGGGAATCGTTATAGGAATCCTGTATCTTTTTCGCTCGGATGAATGTGCTTTTCCCGCCGAGGATGGCAATAAGCTGCGCCACGTATGTTATCGCCCGCGTTATCCCGTTTATAAGCGCATTTAGATACGGAATTGCTATCTGGACAATCGGTGCAAAGGCAGCTGCAAGCGCATTTCCAAGCGTAACCAGGGAATTTTTTAGCGTCTGAAATGAATTTGCCAACGGCTCAGAATATTTTGCAAGGTTTGAGAATCCCTTTTGCATTCCGGACACCATCGCATTAAATGCTTTTGTTATCCAGTTAAATACCAAAAGCGATAACGCGATACCTTTCAGCCTTGACGCAAATGTGCTGAACATCCCTGCACTTTTCTTTGATGAGAATGCGATTCCTTTTAGCCTTGACGCAAGGGCGCTGAACAGCCCCGCGATTTTTTTCGCGCCGGACGAGGCTGTTTTAAATGCTTTATCGGCAGAATTCTTCATCCGGTCAAATTCTTTTTTGATGGGCTTCTGCTTTGCGTTAAGTTCTGCCATCCTGCGCTTTGAAACATCTATGTTTCCGGCAAGCTGAGACGCTTTTGCAGACATTTTTTGAAACTCTTCCGTGTCTTTCGGGGATACAAACGCAGCGCCGGATGCTTTCTCCGCGTTTATTTTTGCCTTGATTTCATCTACTTTTTGAGCCGCTTCATCCAGTTGAGCCTTGTCCACCTTCGGGGTATACGCCTTTCCACTGTTCTCCATCTGCTGAAGCTTTTCTTTCAGATCATCTACACGGTCGGATGCGGCTGCAACCTGTTCATTTAGTACGTCCCATGCGCCGCCGGTTTGAGATACCCCCATGTTTTCCCAGTCTGTCTGACGTGCTACAAGCTTAGACAGCTCTCCTTGCGCCGCAACGAGGTCTTTCTGTAAAGCTTTATACTCAGACGTTGCTGCCCCCTTTTGTGACATACGGGCCTGCAGCTTTGAATACTCGGATTCTGCCTTTTCTAACTCTCTTTGTAATTCTGCAAATTTTTCTGTCGGGATTTTCTTTTGCGAAAATTCTTCCATTTTGCGATTGAGAGAATCTAAAGCCGCGCTGTCTTTTTTTATGGCATTAGACACGCGCATCATCTGGCTGTTTAAATCTTTTGTTTCAATTTTTGTGTTTATCCGTATCGAACCGTCATATTTCGGCATATCAGCCTCCTACCTTGATCCATTTCATAAAAGCGTCAACGTCTTCCTGTTCCTCTTCTGTCAGTTCCTCTTCCCGCTCTATTGCAAATATTTGTTTCTGCTCCTGCAATGCCTGTTTTGCACGCGTGTCCATCTTAGGGTCTATTTTCTGCTGCCGGATGGCTATGACGTTCGTGTATGCGCATTCACCGAGCGTGGACAGCAGTCCCATGAACGCCCAGTAGTGCATGTCAGACCGGTTCAGGTCGATTCCGTACTTCTCCAGAAATGCTGAATAGATGCGCCACTGGTCTATGTCAAAATCTGTTACCGGAACTTTGTCCTCATCCTTCGGGCGGTTGTCGGTATACCACCCGCTCAGAAACCACCTAAGGCCATCCACGGCAGTTTTTAAATCGGGTAAAGAAGAAGGGCTGCCGTCCCCATCCTCTGACGGATACAGCAGCCCCAGCGCTACAGCCAACCTTTCATCGTCTGACAGGTCCGGATCTTGCAAAGCCTGTGAAATCTGGATCCCTGTCTGGAAGGCTTCGTCTATGCGGAAACCCTCATATTCTGTTGGGAATTTATCAAGCAGCACATTCCACATTTAATTGCTTCGCGCCCCTTTCCTGTTCGGGCTGTATTTGCTTGTGATTTTCTGATTTCGTTCGGTGGCGAAGCCCTGAAGAATCGGTATGATCTGGTCTAAAAAGTCCGCGATAAGCTCCATTCCCGGGGATTCCACGTCAGGGAACACCTTTTTGCAACACCCGCTCCCAAACAGAGAATCCAACTCAGCGCAGGCCTCCTTACATAAAGCGTCATACGCTCCGAAGCGTTCCGTGAAATCACCGGAAGAATCATTAGCAATCCTATCGGCTTCCTCGTTTTTTGCATTCAGCCATGCCACAAAATCGTCAAAACGCTTAAAAAAACTGTTGTCAGAGATGTTGACCGCAATATAATCGCCGTTGTCGTTGACCTCAATGCGTTTGACGCCACTGTCTACTCGTAAACTTGCTGCTCCCATCTTGTCCTCCTTATTCCGTTAAAGCCCTGTCAGACGCGGGCGTCGCCGTGAATTTTCTTGTGGTTACGTTAAACGTTCCAGCTTCTCCGTCACCTCTACCACCCAGAGTCAGTGTATCTGTCACGTTTGACCCTGCATCGCCACCTGTGCCACTTACACTCACAACGCAGCGACGGCGGACTGCCGGATATTCAGGTCCAGCGCCGGAAACTCTCACGCGGACATAGGATGTTATGGCATCAGCTCCGACGGGCAGCGTGTCTATCATCTTGTTAAACCAGTCTGTAAGATCCTGATCCTCTTCGTCTACGTTCTGCCTTTCAACTTCGATGGACGGCGTATAGGATTTAAGGTCCGTAGATCCGTTTTCCTGATTGATGTACTGTACCGTCTCCGTCTCGGGGTTCATTTCCTCCGTTAAAGAGGTAATACCCGTTCCCAGAAGCCGGTAGTCTGCCGCTGTCCCCTCAGAGCTCGTGTCCATTTTTACATCGACAAAATGTCTCAACAAATGTCTTTTCATTGCTTTTTTTCCTTTCTTAAATTTCAGGCTCGATAACATTTTTATAAAAAACCGTAACCGGTAGAACCCAGTCCTGCACGCCATTCTCCTGCGGCTGTGTCCCATATGCGTTCCCGCGTGTTACCCGCTCAACCCTCCGCCCTGCGGTCAGATCTGGGTATATCGCTTTTTCGTACTCTTTCCCTTCAATCCCGGAGGGTTCGTGGCAAAGCCAGCGACCCAGCGTATCCAGGAATTCCAGAATAGTAATTTTCTGTCGTTCCCTTGCTCCCGTGGTCGAACGGTATACTACAAAGCAGGGATACCGGCATTCCTGATATATCCGCCCGAGTATATCTTCTTTTTCTGTATACACCAGCGCCCCGGAATCATTGGAAAACGCAATGCCATCTTCAGTCCCAAGCTCCTCGAATTTAATTACTTCATCTGGATACAGCCCCGGAAACTGGTTAAGCAGCGACTTCATCGCCGCCGTCAGAACATCATATCCAGTAGCATCATTCCCGATAGGTTCAGCCACCTTCACCACCTACTTCCCTAAGATTTCAAAATGCGGGATTACCGTATACGGTCCTCCCACTGACGATATCAGGTAAACAAAATCTTTTTCGGCATTCATAAACGCATAAAACCCTTCATATCGCCTGTCTGTATAATCTGCATCGTTCACGAGTACGGCACCGTCCCATGCTCCTACCATGAAAAAGTCTGTAGACGGATTAAATGTAATGCTGTCTGGCAACAGATCATTTACCTGTCTGTTCCATTCCTTCGGCGGAAGCCACGGCAATTCTTTTCCGACGGTATCAACAATAATTTTTCTCCCGTTCTTAACCCCGAACGGGATATGTAACTGTGCGTTATCTGTGCTGTCTGTCCCGTACAGTTTCATGATCTGCCCCCGATCAGTCTCAAGATGCACGCCGGAAAGCACATGGGGATACCAGATGGCGGCAGTGCTGGATTCGTAAAAATTGAATATTGTCACTATCGCATCATTCATCGGTATCCCTCATTTCACAAAGAGCTTCGTTAAATTTATCCGTAAACGCCAGGATTCTCACGCAATTTTCCATGCATTCCTCTGGCACGGAACCGTAAAAAAGCCCATGCCTACTCGCCTTTCTTGAATCTGCTCCATAATTCTGCAAACTTCTCCCAGCCGTACATCGCCACGAAAGCAACTAAAAATCCCGCCAGAATTGCCGCCAGAATCATGTACCAAATAATAGTCTGCTGGATGTACTGCATATATGCTACAAACGCGGTCACTGTAATCCCGATGGACAGGACAAGCACAAGGATATCCGTAGGGATTTTGGCAAGCACGCCTACACCCTTAAATACCTGTGTGATGACCGACACGATAAACGCTAATGCGCCGATAACCGCCAAAATTGCGGTCATATTTGTAAACAACATCTCCATATCTACCTCGTTCCTGCGTACAACAACGGTACGCCATCATCATTTTTCACTCCTGCCAGATAAAGCATTGCCGCATCTGCCAGAAGCTTGTTTGTCTCCTGTGCATCCCCGGCCGCCTGGTAGACCGCGCTCCATGCCTTTGCGCCGTTTGCCATTTCGGACGGGGAGGCGTAGGAAACTGATTCAGAACCGGCAGACTTGGAAGTAATTACTCCCGAAGTAACACCGCCAGCCCCGCCGGAAGATGTCCCCCCGGCAGCGGCAGATAGCGCCTGTTTATCTGCCAGCTCCAGTTGATATAACTTATCACAGACCGCACACACGGCCTTCTGTACCTTTGTCGCCGCCCTTTCATCAGACGGTAAGCCGTCAGCCAATCGGTCAAAGGTTATCACGTCCAGAAAGTCACTGGCGCGGTCTGCGATACGATCAAAGTCCTCCGCCGGGACGACATTCCCGTGGTAGATCTGTTCATAAAATGTAAATGTCGTGTATGCCATCCCGTCGGCCTCCTTATCTCCTACTCTTCCGTCTTGTTTCCCCGGAAAGCGGTTCGCCGTCAGTATTCAGGGGTGTACTGGCGGCCATCAACCCCCCGCATTTACGGTGATTTTCGCGATACCATCCAGGTATTCCGCAAACAGCACAAGGCCGGTGATCGCAAACGCCTCAGACACGGCGGTGTTGTAGTTGCCCTGTGTGTGGAAACCGATCAGATTCGTTTCTCCGCTGGTCGTGTACACAAGACCGGCCTTAGCGAAGTCGCTGTCGTTGGGGTCGATGTAATACATTACAATGTTTTCCACCGGTGTAGCGATTACCGTATCAGCCGGGATCTCGCTGTCAGAAAGGAGGAAAATTGTATTGAACCCCATAAAATCCTTCAGGTACTGGAAGCCGAACTGATTCTGGATGGTGATGTTTGCTGCTCCAAGATACTTGTACACGTCAAGGATGTTCACAAAGCCAACAACCCCGGTGATGTTCCGGTGCATCTGCTTAAACTTGTTCTCAACCTTGCCCTTTGCCATCGCAAGTGCCATCTGGAAGGTTGTTTCCTCGGATGTGAGCGTTCCGGTTTTCAGATAGTCATAAAACTTCTTTGTCACGCCCGCCTGAAGCTGATAGAGAAACTCGTCGTCAGTCATCTGGACAGCGTTGTCATAACCGTGGTCCTTGATTGCTTCAATCGAAACGGCCTTCGCGTACTTCTCGATGGTCATTTCTTGGTACTTCTTTTCCTTTACGGTAAATTTGCTATACGGGATATCCTCGCCTTCGCCTACTGCACCATCCTCGAGCGTCCCCTCCGCATATTTACTTTTCAGCACTGCGCCGGGCTGCTTCTTGATGGGGCGCATAATCCCCAAGATTTCCCGCAGATGCTGCCAGTTGCGTTCAAAACGCGTAACAAAGTCCAGCTCTCTGGCTGTTACCTGTATATCTGTTGTTCCGATTATATTGGCCTTTGCCGTCATAATTGCCCTCCTGCTTTAATTAAATAAACTCATGTTCGCAGCAATTGCAGCCTGACGCTCAGAAGCATCCTTGATGCTCATAATCTGGTCTTTCGTCAGCGCGCCGCCCTGCCCCTGCTTGTTTGTCGGCTGTGTAAAGCGTGCCTGATTCTGCTGTGCTTTCTGCTGCTCATCGTCAACAAATGCCGAAGCGTCCTTTTCCTTCATCTGGGTTATGAGGTCATTCAGTCCGAGGATTTTCCCGTCTTTCAGTTTTAATCCGGCCTCCTTGACTTTTGCCATAATTGCGCACTTTGCCGTTTCGCTCGAGAATTTAATTCCTTCAAACTCCTTTTTCAGAGCGTCCGTGAAATCTCTCTCATACAGCTGCGCCTGTGCGTTTTTCTCGGCATCCTCGGCCTTTTTCTTCCAATCAGCCAAATCCTTCTGCATTGTTTCAAGGTCAACGCCCTCGAAGCCTTTCAGAGTGCTTTCTGCCGTCTCAGCTTTTTCTTTCCACGTGTCCCGGTCAGTCTCAACCTTTCCCAGCTTCTTTTCATGTTCAGCTTTTGTGACGTAATTTTCCGCCACCTTTTTCGTAAGGTTTTCCTTTTTGTCTGCCGAGACCTCAATTCCCAGTTCTGTCAAAATTGCTTCAATATTCTGCATCTTTATCCTCCTAAACGTGATTGATTAACCGCCCGTCAGCGGTATGGATTAAGCCCGATAAACCACGGGCGGGGTAGTTGTGGGAAGGGGAATTGAACCCATGACATACGGCTTATAAGGCCGCTGCTCTACCTCCTGAGCTATCCCACAAAGCGCCCGGGGTAGCGAACCGGGCGAAAAGCGTAATGATCGGCGCTGTCTAAACAATGCACCTATACCGTGCGCCGGGGCTTGAACCCGGCTGCTTCCATGCACGGTGGCAAAAACAAAGAAAGATGGGATGGATTTTCCTGCAATTACGATTTACAGGATTGCACACAGACGGAGTCGAACCGCATTTTCAACCTTCCCGCAAGGCTGTGTGCTGTAAAGGAGGAAATACAAATACAAAAAAGAGCCAGCAATCTGTAAGAAATCCTTACAAATCACTGGCTCTGCGTCTGGCGTCTGGCACTTAACGGGCGATAGGTTCTACTTTCCCGTTTTCAATATTCACGAGGCTGGTCATTTTGCATTTTGGACAAAACACCGGAAGATTATGCGCTGTCGTATCCTTGCGGAATGCTGACCGCGTTTTGCTATTACAGACAGGACAGTATACCCTTTTGATATCCATGATTATCATTCCTTTCCATAGCCTTTAATACATTTTACCAAACAAAAAAAGCTATGGCGTACCCATGTTTAAAGCAAAAGCGGCAGGTTTACCCGCCGCCTTTACTCACATCATCTTTCGTAATTTTTCGATATACCGCGAAATGGTCTCCCGTTCTTCTCGGCAGTCCGCATCCTTTGACAGATCTCCAAGCTCTTCTGTTAGCGCATCCATGTGCTCTTCCAGAGCGGCCAGCATACGCCGCTTGCAATCCTCAGACTTGCCGTTGCGATAAGACTGCTTGTTTTCCATGTAATCATCATAAGGGTCATTGTTTCCGTTTCCACGGCTATAGTGACCCTTTACATAGTGCTCCCCACGTCGCGCATAGGAGGATCCATCGTCATAAGCCGTCATGCTCATTCCGTCATCCCTGCTGTATCTCCCACGGCTGTCGCGTTTCCGCCTCTCGCTGTACTCTCCATTCTGGCTATATCCGCCTTCCATTTCGTCAAGGACGGCGTTATAATAACCCTCTTTGCACTTCCAGTATTCCAAATTTTCCATGTCTTTCAACATGTCTATCAATTTGTATGCGGTCTCTAGGTTGCCCGTGTTCAGACCTTTTTCCGCGATTTTATCCAGTTCTTCCCGGATGTTCTGCATCAATTTGTAACTCATGGTCTGCCCTCCTTAACCGCAAACCCGAACAGCTGTTATATTCGGGTTGTCTACTAACACAGGAATTGTCCCTGCGTTTTTGATGGAAACGTTTTCACAGCATCCACAGAACACATCGACGTATGTCTGGGACGATGTGTTAAAATACTGCTCTACTGCCGCAGGGGTGGCACGCATCACCGTGCCGCCGAGAATTTCCCCATCTCTGGCAATTCCCAGCGCCACTTCTCCTACCGTTTCCCCAGTCGGTACTGCGACGTTCCCGGAAAATGTGATCAGATATCTACCGGGCTTTACAAGCGTTATCTGCGCGCTTCCAGCCCTGTGTCTTTCTGCGCATCCGCCCTTTGTTGCCACTGCCGAAAACGGGATGGACTGCCCTACTGGGACCGTGACCGGCGTTGTGTTTACTAACTCAATCATTTTATTCTCCCTTCATTTCAAAAGGGGCAGACGTTCTCAGCCTGCCCCTTTTTGTGAATAACGGCATCAGCCGAACATCATGGCAAAATAATGCCACGAAGATACTCCGTCTGAAGTTTTAACATCCGCATCCCGTGTTGCCTCCGTAGCCACATCCGGCGCCAAAGCTAAAGCCTGTCGGGTTTACGATGGACGTGTACGGGGACATGACCGGATAAGACGGCACGGGTGTAGGTCTCAAAGCATTTAAGATGCTGTTTGTCTGTGCGTTGTTAGACAGCTGGAGCTGTGCGGACTGTAACTCGGTCTGCAAAGACTGTATCTTGTCCTGTGTAAACAGGTCGATGATGCGCTGTGTTCCGGCGTTCTGCGCGTCAATTACATCGCGGAATCCGTTGTTTACGGTATTCTGTAGGATGTTTGTCTGGGCTGCCATGTTGTAGTTTACGCCAGCAATAGCCTCACGGGTATCGCAGCAGCATTGCTGCATCTGATAACCCAGATTTGACAGGTTGGCGTTTACGCCAGCAAGGCCGTTGCAAAGCTGGCCGGAAAGGTCCTGGATCCCGTTTTCGATTCCCTGCGTGGACAGCGCTGCGTCGATATCGGCACGGGTTGCATAACCCTGAAATGCAGGAGAATTTGCTCCTCCACCATTTCCGCCCCAGCCGCCGAAGCCGCCCCAGCCAAACATACCGAAAATCAGGAAAAGGATAATCCATGCACCCCAATCTCCGCCGAAGCCGTCATTTTTTCCTGTGCCGCCGGTTAATACGGCAACATCAGAAGCGGTTAAACCGTCTGTCATAGTAATTATCTCCTTCGATAATGTATTTACAAAACCGTGTGCACCCGGTTGTGTACTATTTAAAAAAGCCTTTAAACATACCCTGCATCTGCTGCGCCATCTGCTGGGCTTGATTTAACTGTTGCTGGTTTATTTTGCCAGACTGCAACAGCCTGTTAATCTCTTCATTCGGATTCCTGCCCTCCATCTCTTTCCGGAATCGTTGGAACTGTTCCAGCATTCCAGACATCCTGTTACCGTTCAGGGCCTCAAACAAGGGATTCGCCATGCCTGCCTCCTTCTGGCTTTGTTGCCGTTTCGAGATAACTATACAGCTCTTCGTATTTGCTTCTCAAATCGTCGTATTCTTTTCGAGTGACGTATTTATCATCTAAGTTTACTTCCGCCTGTTTCTGCTGATCTTGCGTGCCAACAGTGACCTCTTTGTAAGCAAAGGTTCGGAGAGCCGGCATCCCGGCGGCATCGGTAGTCTTTATATAAAAATTAGAGTTTTCGGAATCCATCAGAAGGACGCTTGTATTTGGAGCGACAAGATAAGATTTAGCTCCAGCCTCGCCTTGCACCCACAAAATCCCCTGATTTACCTGTTGCGTCTGCTGCGGCTGCTGATATTGAGCCTGCATCTGCGCCAGCCTGTCCATCTGCGGCTGTAATGGATTTATTTGTCCATACTGATACGGATTATAGCCATACCCTTGATATGGTAATGCCATGCCTGCGCCTCCTATGACTAATTCAATAACTTTCTATAGCTAAATTATGGCATAAAAAATAAGCCTCTGACAGTTCATCAAAGGCTTACAAAAGTATCAAATCAGCATACCCGTATTATCTTTTTGTTTATTCGCTGGCTCATTCTTTTCACAGTGGACACGCTCACGTTCATCATCTCCGCACATCTTTCCAGCGGGATATTCTGCGTCCGTAATTCAAAAAGCTGCCGTTCATCAGGTGTAAAATTGCAGTATTCGCGGAAAAAATCCAACTCAAATACTGTAAAATCACATACCTTCAAAATTACTCCCCTTATTGTGTTATTGTGTCTGTGCCAGATTAAGATGTATAGCCTGTATCGTTTCCATAGCGCCTATCTATCGCTCCCAGTAGTATATCGGGATCTCCTGTCCGCTGTCCCATGTGTCCCAGTAATGCCCATCCTTGACGCACACAACATGCCCGTCTATCCCGAGCACATACGTCCCTGCTGGATGGTCTCGGCAAAAATCATCTACCGTGTAAACATGCTGTCCGTGGTCGTCTACGATATACCGGCGGAATCCGTTCTCGCGCAGATACGCGCCCCAGACTCTATTAGCACTTGGCATGTCAGACAACGAAAAACCATACACGGACAAACCTACATAAACTGTATCCCAATCTTGCCCTAAAGCCTTGCACAATGCGCGCACAGTGCAATCCCCTACTCTTTGCCATTTCGAGGGGTTTGGATTGTAATATTCAAATCGGTTCGTTCTCCGCATATCTTTTTGCCCCTTTATTTGCTGCCTTTTGCTGCGGGTATCCAAATCCCGCTAATGCATTCCGATCATACTGCGGCTGTAATCCATGTTCTTCGCAATACTGGTTATAAGCCCTGTTCTGTCCCTGCAATCGGTAAGCCAGCTTATCATATTCCTGCTGGATCTTTTCCCGTTCCGCGCCGGACGCCCATGCAAGCTCTTCCTGTTTTACTATCAACTGTCGTTTCGTCTTTCGGATTCCGCGCTCCATAGCTCGCTGCTTCTGGCTGTCCTCATACCGTTTTAGATTCTCAGCATCGGTAATTTTATTTCCGCTTCCATCCAGCAGATTTCCTTCTGCGTCCCTCCACGGATTCCGCATCCGCTTGTCAAACAGCATATGCCCGTGACGACAGTTATAGCCATGCATCCCTCTCATATCCACAACCCTGCCTTCTCCCGTGGTTAGATCAATATCATACCCCGTCGATTCCAGCAGGTTCGGATATCCAGGCTCGCTTCCGTCAATTTTAAATACACGGCCCTGCCATTCGTCATGACCTGCAAGCAAGGGCTGCCCGTCGCGCCTTACTCTTGCCCCGAGGTGCGCCGAGGTCAACACATACTCTGTACCGCTGTCCACGATATATCTATTTGTCAGCTGGGCCGCCGTCTGATTCATCGACGTCACTATACAGCATCGTACTGCCGCTTCCAGCGTCCGCCGTGCTCCTGTCGGGTAATCCACCATAATGCCGCGTCCCGCGTACGCATCCAGCACATCCGCTATGGCTGCGGGATAGCTTTGTACTCCGCTTGCTACCCTTACATCGGCTTCGTCGAGCAGCGTCACAAGGTCTTTTTGGCTTTGCTCCAGCGTCGTCCTTGTTAGGTTCTTCAGCTCCGCTCGGCTTTTTATGTACTCTGCTTCGATAACAGCCATATACCGTGCATTTTCAAGCGGAGACTGCGCCACGACCCCCATTTCTGACAGTGTAACCGCATCATCTTCCCACGATGTCAACACGGCGTCCCGCAGGAGCTTCCGCAGTTCTTTTTCGCTCAGGTTCGTCAGTTCCATAATCCGCCGCTGTATCTCATCCCGGCTTTCCCCCAACTGCTCCAGCCTGTACAGCAACCTGTCCGCCGTGGCTGTGATTTTCCCGGATTTTAAAATCCTTCTGGCGATATCCCGCAGGATAAAGTTTTCCAGCCGTTCGTAGATCTCTGATATCCGGTCAGCTTTCCCTTCAAAATACTCTGGTCTTAGCATCACTCTTTCCCCGCCGTTTTTCTCACAAGATCCAGCCAGTCATCTTTATGCCGCCTTTTGGCTTCCTCGAACCATTCAGACGTTGTTCCCGGCTCGTGATATTTAATCCGTCTCTGCGTCGGGCTTTTGCTGGGAGGGGATGTCCACCCTATGATGTTCCCCTCTGCGTCTTTAAGCGGGATATTCGGACCGTACACAACGCCCTTGTACAAATAATGAGCATATGGCGTGTCATACTCAACGATGCCGCCGTATACCCCGTCTGGATATCTTACACTGTTTCTTAGTGCACCCTGCCGGAATGGAACGAAGGGGGCGCTGTCCGCCACTACCTGCATATTCAAAAGCTTCTGGGCTTCCAGCAGATTATCGTCTATGCGGGACGTATCGAGCTTAATCTCCACGTCCCCAACTTTCGTATCCAGTTCCATTCTACCACCTCCCGCATTTTATGGCGTACCCTTATTTCATCTTTGCGTATCCCACGCTCATTCCCGCGCCAGCATCGTTTATCACGGTCGTTGTTGGGCTGTAGGTTCGCAATGACCTGTATTTTTCAAGTTCTTCGGTGGATAAAGGTCTCTCAGTTGGGTAAGTTGCATATAGTATCTTGACTTTTTTTTCGGCTAACAGATTTAGCATCTGATCATCATTTTCATACAACTCCGCCGGAATTGAAACATACATTGCTTCTGTTTGAGATTCGTTCGAAATGACATACGCTGGATTGCTACTACTGACGTTCGCCACAAATCTTAAGCAATTTGACATTATCGTATGTCTTGTTTTAGCCCTTTTCCGTGGAATTGAAAAAAAGTAAGCGGAAACAATGTTTTTACTGGAAACACCACTATTCTTTGTCAGCGAGGTTATCCCTTTCCCAAATTCTGCAAATGCAACATTCTGTACATATACACCCCGTTTTAAGTCCACTTCATCGCACAACCACTGCTGCCCTGATGCATCGGTGTAGTTTCCGTTGTCTATTGTCGGAACGCCCGGAAGCCCGTTTGGTGTGGGGATGATGAGCGTCTGGGCTGGCTTGTAGAGTTCGTATGGTAGGGCAGTTGAGCCGGCGTTGAGCATAATTTTAAATCGTTGCTCATTAAACGTCGCTCCAGGTTCTGCATCTACTGCAAAATGTGACATGCTCACGCCATTATCAAATGTAACTGTCGCACTGGTGTCCCCCTTTTTGATTAAAAAATAGTTATCAATTCGAATTTCAAAAGGTAGCGGCTTGCTAATAGAGAACGTATAAGTCCCAGCTGGAAGAGTTTTCTTGTAATTAAACAACCTAATAGAGCCAATTGTTATATTATTCCCTACTACTTTAAGTTCTTCTCCGTCAAAACTTGCACTCCATCCTCCTGATTGCGTAAGATCATATGCTGCGCTTTTGTCAAACAGATTCCCGCTCAGCACCTCAACCTCAATCTCTCCATCCTGCCCCGCGCTCTCTATCTCCTGCGGATAGGACGGGGAGGGTGTGCTCCCCTGCGTTGATTTACCGTATAGGGTAAGGGATTCCAGCCCACGATTCCCCTTTGAATTTTCCAAGAGGGCGTGGTTGCCTGTAACGACCGTGAGCACAACGCTGTACGCATCGGCTACCAGCACCAAGAAATGCTCCTCTCGTGTCACAGGCGGAAAGACTTTCCCCTCTCCGCTGGCAATCGCCGCCCAGTAATATTCTAATCGTGTCACAGGCGCAGGGATGCTTCCGCCCCATACTCCTGCTACCTTTGCCATGTAATACTGCAATCTCGTGACAGGCTGCGGGGTGTTTCCGGAATAATCCCCTGCCATAGTCGCAAGGTAATATTCGTCATTAGTCACAGGCTTGGGCGTCTTGCCCTCATATGTCCCTGCAATCTTCGCAAGATAATACTCTTCTCTGGTTATCGGTTCCATTACTCTCTCCTTATTAGCAGCAGCTTCGCGCCCTATATATGCGTCTTAACAGTCTCCTAATATCCAACATATCTGTCTCTGTATACACACTCAAGACCTTTAATGCCATATACCTTCGTGTCTTTCGCCGTCTCTCCCATTCAATCATAACTTCATCGACTGCTCTTTCTATTTTTTCATAGACTTCCCGCAGCATTCTTACAATTTCTTTGACCGCGTTTTCTACATTTTTCAAAGAATCAAAGAGTTCATTCCAGCGATTCTCAACGCGTCCGATGTCTCCGATCCCCTGTCCTACAATCGCAAAATCCATGCTTATTCCTCCCCGAACAGCCCCGTTTCCTTTGGCTGGGCTTCCGTCACCATTGCCTTCGCATCGTCCTCTGTCATGCCCTCAAATTTGACGAAATACATCCACGCGGGTACCTTGCCCTGCACAACATAGCTCCACCAGCGTGCCCTGTCCTCTTCGCGGTTGTAAGTGATGTCCCCGAAGTCGTATACCACTTCATAAACCCCGACAGGGGCAAGCGCGTACAGATCTGCATACACCGACATGGCATATATAGCATCATTCAGACAACTCTCCAGTTTGTCCCGCACGTCTTTAATAAACTGGATGGTTCGCTGCTGTTCCGCTTCCACGCCTGTCGCTGTCTGGATGCCGCTCGCTTCGTTAAAAACAAAATAGCCGTTAGAGAACCCGCATTTATACCCTATCTGGGACAGGAGAGCATTGATTCCGTCAAGGCGTGTGGCTGTGTTAAGCTGCGGTGAAATCTCCTGGTAAAACTCTTCCGGGCTGTTGCCGAACACGTTTTTCACATAATGCGGCAGCTTAACGTCTGGGATGCGCCCGTTAAGGTTCTTCCCGCTGTCAAACATCAACCTGTCATCCGCAAGGATGATCTTCTCGCTGTCATATATTTCCCCGGCGTTCCGGCTGTATGCGATGTCAAGGTCTTTCATTTCTTCGATTGCTTCCGCGTATATCGGCATCCCCAGCGGAGAAGAAAGATCTATGTTGTTTGCGGCAGGGGTGCGGAACACTCCGTACATGGGGGAATCAAGTCTTTCGTTCCCGCCCTTGAGAATCGGCGGCGTTTCCTCCAGCAGATCAGCCCACTTTGTCTGCTCCAGCGGGATAGGATCGCCGAGGGATTCGCTGCTCTTTGATACATATGCCCTGTTGGATATCACATACGGGTATATCACGCCCGCCTCCGTCCTCGTCTCGACAAACCTATGATACTCCAAGCGTGTATAAAACTTTTCGTTAGCCGCATAGCTGTCTTTAAACACAACGCCCGTTATATTCCCGTTATCGTCCTGCTCCGTCACGAAAAAGTCCAGAGGGGTAAACATATCAAGCCCGCCGCCATTAGGCTTTACAATGATCGTGCCATAAGCACAGCCATACTCTACCCAATGACGCATGCTATAATAGGCTTTATCAATCTGCTCCTGCAACCACGCCCCGCGTGCGCCGCCGTCAACCTGGATTTTAATCCCCAGCGTGACGAGCCGCGCCGTCTCGGAGCATACCGCCTTTGCAAAATTGATAGTCTTTATCCGATTATCTGCGTCTAACCAGTACGGCGTGCCGCGGTAGATGTTGGCACACTCTGCGACCTTTGCCATCATCTGCGCAGACGTGGTATCCTTTACCCTAAAATCTTTCTCAGCCTGCTTTTTAAATATCATATTAAACCACCTTTTGACTGTCTGTATAATTCCCATCTTTGCAATACCCCTGTGCCGTGTATTTGCCATATTCCCGGCATTTTTCCGCTTGATGTATATTAAGCTGTGTTCCCTCTGCGGTTAAATTTAGGTTCAAATGCGTAACGTGTCGCATCGATCGAATGGTTGTTTGCATCCGGATAGCCGCTGATGATGTTGCCGTCCTTGTCCCGGTCGTATTCGTATTCTGTAAATTCTCGGTATACATTCGGTGTCCTGCGTTTGTCTATAACGATCTTTCGCCGCATAAGCCACTTCATTCCATATTCGACGCTACCTGGCCCTTTTATCGCCGGCCGCGCCGGAAGTCCCATGCTCCGGTAATCGTTTATAGATTTCGGTTCGGCACTATCGCAAGTTATATGATAATCCGTATAACCTTTTTCTTTGATCCAGTTACCCGTTATCTCGTTCGATTCTTTATTGACATAATGCTCGTCAATAAAATAAATCGTCTCGCTGTCCGCGTCATAATAGCATCGGACAAACGCATACGCATCTGGGTACCAACCAAAGTCAGTCCCCTGATAAATCACATCCATCCGGGCTATTTCGTCATCGGTAATTTCGCGCAGCTCCAGAAGCTCAAATACGTTTCCACCTGTCCCAACTGCGTTCCCTAGATACTCATGCTCGTATGCTCTCGGATTTGTGAGCATTAAATGCTCGGCACTGTCAAAAAATTCATCTCCCAGCCACTCCCGCGGCACGCTCCTGTAATCGCTTTTGTGGTTGTATGCCCGACCATCCTCAATTTGCACATATTCGTTTGCCCAGTTGTTCCGATTGATCGGCGGATTAAACGTCTTAAACACGACATACCCATGCCCGCCTCTCAGAACAGACTGCTCCGCCATTCGTATTTCTTCTGGACCCTTGAAGATATCCAGTTCCTCGAACCAGAGATATTTAAAAAATCCTGTAGCTGCCTTGATGGATTTTGTCTTTTGTGCCTTATCCAGACCGCGAAATATGATCTTTTGCCCTGTCGGCAGGTAGGTAAATTGCATCGGGTTTACATTGCTGCGCCAGTAACCAGACACGCCCAGCGCATCTACCGCCCATTGGATCTGGTTATAAACAGAATCTCGCAGCATTGCGGAGAACTTGTGGAATACTACCGCGTTTGCTGCCGGGTCTTGCATCATGCCAAGTACGATCTCTACAGACACAAAAGAGGACTTTGTCGAGCCTCTTCCTCCGTAAAGGTTGTAGTACTCGTGCCGCCCTGCCTTTATATCCTTATGTACTTTGTAAAAAGCCGGAGCAATTAAATCTGTAAGCCCTATCCGTGCTCCCTGCCGTTCTGCCATTTAGTCTCCCTACTTTTCTGTCGCCGCGTCCGGAATATCGTCAACGATCGTAACCTTTCCGGATGCCTCAACCTCCATCTGGTCTCGCTGCCCTAACAACTGCTTGCCTAACCAAATAGCCATTGTCGGATTCGTCTCTGCGTGCTTGAACTGGAGTCTCCGCAGGCTTGCTTTGCCCTTCTGGCTCTTTTTTTTATAAGTCTCCGCAAATCCCTCTTTGTACGTCCTCACGCACCATCTTTCAACGGTGTCCTCGCTGCATCCAATAACTGCCGCAATCTCCGCAAGCGTGCACTGAATCGAACATAAGTTCTCAAATACTTTTTGATCAATCTGTATTCTTTTCCGTCCGCCCTTGTTCGCATTATCAGACATATATACTCCCTCTTTTTTATTTATTGTTTGTTTTCAGTTAAATGCTCATCTTCTGCCTGACATTTTTTTAAGATGATCTCATTGTTATCCCCAATAAAAATTTGTAACGGATCTGATTCTTGGATGTTCAACCTTCTCCGTACATACCTTGGAATTCTTATTCTTCCAAGATCATCTAATATATACACTCTTCCTATTGCTTCCATTTCTCCTCCCGGGTTATTCTGCTATGCAAAAACATTATTTATTTAATAAAACAGCTTTTTCCCCTGTAAACTTTTCCCATCTGGCAATGATAACATCCACATACCGTGGGTCGTATTCCATAGAATAGCCGCGCCTTCCATTCTGTTCGCATGCCATAATGGTTGTCCCTGATCCGCCGAACAAGTCTAAGACTACATCCCCACCCTTTGTATTATTCTTGATCTGGTAATCAAACAACGGGATCGGCTTCATGGTCGGGTGCATGTCATTTCGTGTGGGCTTGTCAAAATTGATTACTGTTGTCTGCTTTCTGTCTGAAGCCCACAGATGCCCAGCTCCTTCTTTCCAGCCATACAGGCACGGCTCGTGCTTCCATTGGTAGTCTTGCCGTCCCATCACCATGCTGTTTTTGTTCCAGATAAGACACTGCCTTACAGTCCAGCCAGCATCAAAGCACGCCCCCCGGAAATTATATCCCTCACTGTCCGCATGCCAAATGTAAAAGACCGCGCCCGGCTTCATAACCATGTCGGCGTTGCTAAAAGCATCTGTCAAAAACTGCCTAAAATTATCGTTGCCCATCTGGTCATTTTTAATTTTAAGCTTGTCTTTGGTCTTCCCCTCATAGTTTACGTTGTATGGCGGGTCAGTGAGCAGCATGTCTGCTTGCTCCCCCCCCCATCAGCTTTTCTACGTCTTCCAGCACCGTGCTATCACCGCACATCAGCCTATTATTGCCCAACTGATAAATGTCGCCCAGTTTGGATTTTGGTTCTGGAGGCAACTCTACCTCAAATTCATCCTCAACAGCTTCCTCGGCATCGTCCTGCAATGCATCCTCGAATCCAAACAATTCCATGTCAAGGTCGATAATATCGTCAAGTTCCGCATTCAGCAGGTCAAAATCCCATTCAGCTTTTTCAGCTACTTTATTATCTGCCAACCTGAATGCCTTTATCTGCTCATCTGTCAGGTCGTCAGCGATTATGCACGGCACTTCACTCATTTTAAGCTTTTTTGCAGCTTTATATCTTGTATGCCCTGCAACAATAACATTGTTTTTATCGATCACGATCGGAACCTTAAACCCGAACTCTTTGATGGATTCTGCAACGTATTTAACAGCATCATCGTTCTTTCTCGGGTTATTCTCGTATGGTTTTAAATTTTTTAAAGGGATATTGGTTATGTTCATAACTCATTCATTCTCCTATTTCTATAATTTTACCATTGCTTCCGGCTCTCTTTGTACCCGATTCATGTTTATGTCCATCATGTGGTAAAAAAGGCGCTGGTAACCGTAAAAGTCTGTCCTGCTCTTCGCTGTAAAATTGGCTGGTAGAAATTTTGATTACGAGCCCGTGGACAGTATGGCGCGCTGAAGCTTTTTCATGACGGCATTACAATTCATATCACACCCCCATACAGTTCTTATTCTATTTTACCATTCTCGTTTCCTGATCCGCGTACCCCTTTTACACAATTGCATGTCCTTCCAGTATCATATAGCTGTTGTATAGATATATCGTTTTCCTGCGATACCCATAAAAATCTTTCCTCCCGATAGGGATGTTGCATATCTTTGAGATGTTGTCATACCCCAGCCCTGATGTCAGGCTAAAAAACAGATATTGCGCCAACTCTGCATATGCGCTTTCCGCAGCCAGAAGCAGCAGTTCCAATTCCCTACCCTTTGCGTTTTTGCACTTGTCTTCTATTTTTTTTACCTCATTGTATGTCAGACCGTAACCATTAAAGTATGTGTCCCTTGTTCCCACATTCCCCACCTTCTTTCTTTTTGCTTTATTTTTTTGTTACCCTATCCCAGTCCCGCAGGATTTATCTGTGCAGACAGAGGGAACCAGCACACAAGCTGGCGCGCCGGACGCTGTCCTGCGTTGTCTCGCTCTGCTTTTCCTGCAGCCGCCTGATCTGCTGCTCGGTCTACCGGATCAGCTCACAGGCGTCTATGTAGTCGGATAAAAGTCTTTTATCCATTGGTATCACTCTCACTTCCTCCGTTAAATTTCAGTTTTATTGTGTAATAATACGTACCGTTACACAGGTAAATAATTGTCCAACGCCTGCCGGATCACCCAGGAGATAGGTCTGTCCTGCTGCCGACAGTAATCCATTAATCTCTCGTACTGCTCCGGATCCATGCTGATATCCTTCCGGATGTTCTTCTTACCTTCTTTCCTTGGTCTCGCCATACCTATCTCTTTTCGTTACACAATTTTTGTGATTTTTCAGTTTAATCAACTATACCATTTTGTTTTACTATGCCTTTTTGCATACTGAAGACGAGTTTGAGCAGGTTTTGTACCTTCTGAATACAGGTAGTTTCGGAAGGTTGGATAATAAAACCACGCTCTTATAAATCTGAATATTCTCATTACTTATCAACTCACTAATTCCTAATTTTCGCAGTTTGATGGGATGATAATATAATCATCTTCGCCAACATCCTCTTTTTCAGTTCCATTCCAGTCAATATCTGATTCCTCGAAGCTTTCCTCATCTGCTGGAGTCCCAAGTGGACAGGAAAAGCAAAAACAACAACCTTTTCCTTTCTGCTTTTCCTCCTGTTCTGGATGCGTACAGCCATATCCATTATTAACGTCTGAATTGCTATCAAAATAATTGCAACCTCCTACGAACGTGTCAAATGGTACTGCTTTTCGTTTAAATGTCATTTTTCATTCTCCTTTCTTGGTTAAATCCTAATTTACAACATTACCAGTTCATCCCTATTAATGAGCATACTGGCAATACTCCTTGTTACATGCGTCATAATTTCAGCCTGTGAATGATTTTCTGCAGCATACTTTCTAACGTCAGATTTTTTCGATTACGTTTTTATACAGCTCTCTGTACTCTTCCAGCAGTGCTTCTGCTCTTTCCGCCCGGATCATCAGCTCATGCACCTCCGCAGCACAACATTTTTGTGGCTCCGCAGGAGCGATATTGCTCGGAATTTCCACCGGTACTTCCCGGACAACTTCTTTTTCTACGATCTGCGGTTCAATCCCGATCGCCGCCGCAAGCTTATTTTTTACATCCGCCAGCTGATCCTCCGTTACTGTTCGGAGGTATTCTTCAAAGCTTCTAGATGGCACATAATACATTCGATCGCTGGACCCGTACCGCAGCCCCTCGCAGTTTACTTCGATATCTGTATGCGTACCCTCTTCTGCCAGATGAATTACATACGCCATTGCCCCGTGGTCTGCTACCACCAGCACGATCTTCTCTGTCCCTGTGACAGTTCGTGTTCTCCAAACTTCCCCGGTTCTATTCTCTCTATCCATATTCTTGTCCTCCTGCAGTTTCCTGCGCTTTATTCTCTCTTCTCTTGCTACCGCGATTATTGCCCGCCAGGCTGTTTCATCGCGGTAGCCCTCTGCGTTTTTATACATTTCTGATCTCCAATTATTACGCAAAACGCATCTGTCCTGACTTCTCTGACTGTATCCTATCCATCCTACAGATAGGCTGCCTTTTCGCTATACATAATTCTGGCAAATTCGCTTTTACCAGTGCTGCCGGTATAGGCGGGCATACAGCATTACCGCATCTTCTGACCTGTTCGCTACGTGGGTAAGTCTTCCCGGTATAGTCGTGGTCAATTATGTAATCATCCGGAAATCCCTGACATCCATATAGCTCTTTTGGTTCCAGCATTCTTAATCCGATATCTACGATCTGATAATCTACACCCTCAATAGTTATCAAACCGAACCGATCGCGTGATGTCACGGTATCCAAGGGCTCTTTTATATCCTGTCCTGTGCCGGATCCGTAATACTTTGTCAAGAACGCTCTCACCTCTCCAAAATGCCCGTCTCCGGCAGTAATCGTATGTAGCGGTTCCCTTGCATCCTGCCCAGTGCCGCTTTTGTAGAATTTGCTGATAAAGGACGTCACAAGCCCGTACCGGTTTGAACCGTCTACCGTCATAATCGGTGCCTCAATTTCCTGACCGCGAACCTCGTCTTTTGTTGTCTCTGAGTGGTACTGGATCAGAATAGGAATTTTTGTATCGTTTGATTCGTCCTTGATAATGAACGGTTCCGGATTGTCCAACACAAACTTTTTGATTCCTCTGCCAATTCTATCCATTGTCTTTTTGGCAAGCGGTCGCACTGCCCGGATTCCGTATTTCTCTTTAATTTCTTCCGATGTTTCGAAAATCGATGGGCACGGAAGGGAAAAGTCAAGCTGTGTATATGCTCCGGCATAAGGCTTAAGTAGTCCGGCTTTTACTTCTTCATTGTCTGCCGGTGCATGTGTTGGCTTAGGCCATACAATCGGTCTGCCGTCACATCGGGCAATTATAAAGAATCTCTTCCGCATGGTCGGCGCACCGTAATCGGCTGCAACCAATTCCTTAAACTGCACTTCATAGCCCAAATCTGTAAGCTGCTGCACAAACTTTCCAAAGGTTTTACCCTGTTTCGCCTTAATCGGATGATGCCCTCGGTTAAGCGGTCCCCAGGTCTTAAATTCCTCTACATTTTCCAACATAATTACTCTCGGTCGGACAAGTCCCGCCCACCGACAGGCTACCCACGCAAGGCCACGGATAAATTTATCCTTTGGCTTACCGCCTTTCGCTTTTGAGAAATGCTTACAATCTGGTGAAAACCATGCAAGGCCTACTGGGTGTCCATTGCATGCTTTTACCGGATCCACCTGCCATACATCTTCGCAGTAATGTATTGTGTTTGGATGATTCGCTTTATGCATCCTAATTGCTTCTGGATCATGGTTAATTGCAATATCTACGCTGTACCCTGTTGCCATTTCGATTCCTGTGGATGCTCCACCGCCGCCGGCAAAATTATCAACAATCAATTCTCCGTTTATCATTTTCTTTCAAGGAGCTGATGCGCATCTTCCCGGGAAGCTCCGTCTCCTTTCGATTTGTCCTTAAATTTTAATTCTTTTACACAGTTCTTTCTCTCGCGTTCACTTTTCCTCCACTTCCACAATTTCCCCGTTTTCCATCGTGTACCATGTGTCAGCTTTGATTTTTTCGCCATCCACGCGCACCATCTTTGCGCCTTTTAAAGACCATTCTTCCTGTGTCCAGAAATTATCTTCGTTTCCTTCCCAATCCGCAAGAACAAGGTACGAACCAATAACGCCTTTGGCCTTCCCTTTGTATCCCCAAGCTATCGCAATACTTTCTGGGTCTCCAGCAATCGCACTGCCTTTGTAGCCTGTTGCGGAGGATGCGCCGCAGTTGCCTGTCGCGGAGGATGCG